CCACATTCCATACTTGTCGACGTCGCACTTACATTGAAGATTGTGCAACACTTCATAATCCGCGGCGTCCGCCGCTTGTGCTTTTAACGCAGCACCTACGTTCAAAAATGGCTCCGATTGACTTCGTGGGGAGCTCAACCACCTCATTATTCGTACAGGAAAAATTTAGTATTGGGTTTTAGCGTAACACCCAGACTCTGCAGTCATATACTCAATTTTTGAGTGAGGTGAGATAGATCCTTTAACGCTATTGGCTAATCTCGTGGGATCATATTTTTGCAACCAGTGATTTACACGGTCATCCCAGGTTGCTGTGACAGATGGGACCATAAGATCAAGATCCCTACAAACTTTGGTCATCTTTTCTTGGAAATCCAAAAAATTATCCTTTCCATGAGCAAACATTTCATGCATTGCTCCATCAATACAGCTTATAGCAATTTCTCGCTTAGTAGCTGTTGTTGATTTAAGATTTCTATGTAAGCTCTTGAAGATTGAATCTTTTTCAAGCATGCCTATTGATCTATCAATGTCAGGGATATAATTAGATTTTCTTTTTAAGAAATCAGCTTCTTCAAAAGGAAGATATTCCATTTCTTCATCTGTCTTGTTTGGAGGCGTGATTTTCAAACCAAAAGTGGCCAGAAATCGTTTCAATGATATGAAATTGAACTCTGAGCACTCTGGTACAACTGAACCAATTAAATCGTCTCCATAAGTGATGATGGACACATACATTCTGAAATTATTCAACTTAGGGTAAACTGAAAAGAAACCCATACGCATGTAAAGAGCATTAACTCCTCCATTTACATTGACGGTTAAATTGTTTCCCGATGTGTTCATCGAAAGGGCCATAATGAGTACGCCGTTGTAGTCTATCAAAGGATTGACAATATCGGCTATCATCATAACCATACGGTGTAGTGATTTTTCATCATATTGAGCCACTTCACCTAACTCAACAAATGATTGCCATACAGCAGTAGTAACTTGACTATTAGCTCGAACATCAAATTTACTGTGATCTAGAGCCAACATAAGTTCATTGAACTTTCGTGCGTGGTCAATCA